AGAAAGTTAGAGATGGCAAAACGCGTCTATTTAATGGCGCACCCTTCGAATATTTCGTATTATTTCGAATATATTTTGGAGGTTTCACGTCATGGATGTTTCAAAATTCAGATCAAGGAACTAATAGTTGTTCACTCACTATGAATCCTAGGTCACCACAATGGAATCATTTAGCCTCTAGGTTATCTAGATTTTCATCGGAGAAAGATCCACTTGTTGGAGCAGGAGATTATTCTGCTTTTGACGGCTCAGAAATGCCTGTTATTCACAACAAGATCCTTGAATTTATTCAAGATTGGTACGGAGATTCCAAAGAAAATCGACAAATTCGTCAAATATTATGGATGGAGTTAACAAACTCTAGACATTTATTTAATGGAACTGTTTATGAATGGCACTCTTCATTACCATCCGGCCACCCGTTCACTATTGTAGCGAACTGCTTATACAACCTTATCGCTTTTAGGTATTGTTGGTTTAGCGACCCCCTTAAAAGGTCAACTCGATTCGCCGATCACGTCGAACTCGAAGTTACAGGAGATGATAATATCTTCGCAGTATCATACCAGTATAAAGATTCATTTAATGAACTTACATTACCAGCAATGATGGCGAAAATAGGACTCACTTATACGACCGAATTGAAAGGAGATGCTGAAATTCCATTTAGACCATTGTCACAAGTTTCGTACTTAAAACGTGGTTTTAGATGGGATAGTCAGATTTCTCAGTATGTTGGTCCCCTGGATTTGAAAACTCTTAGAGCTATGATCCAGTGGACTAAGAAAACACGAAAAGCTGAAGTATTCAAAGATAGAATTGAAAATTTTATGCATGAGTTAGCTCTTCACCCATCCTCCACTTTCAAAGAGTGGAAGGGAAAATTACACGGTGCTTTATCTACAATAGCTCCAGAATTCTTGACTGCAGACGTCAACGGATCACAATCCTACTATGTGAGGAAAGTGTATCCGTACGCTCTGTAGGAGAGTTCCTACGCTAATTGTAAATATTGTATATAGTGTAAATAAAACAAAACTTCTCTATTCGATCCTTTATTGTATTGGAAATATACCAGGACGCTTAAGGTACAGTAATTGCGTTAGAGATTAAAGGCTTTCCATATTTATGGATACTCCCAGGATGCGCCGGAGCAGCCCTC